CGCTTACTCGTACTGTGCCTAAGAATCCAGCATTACCTGTGGCAGTAACAGTACTAAGAAGATTAGTTGCACCACCTACTGATAGTGTAGAAGCAAGTGATACCGCACCAGCTACAGTAAGAGTACTATTAAGATCAACAGCACCCTCTAATGAGGTTGCTCCTGCAACTCTTAATGTACCTCCAAGCACAGTATTACCAGAAACAGATACATCATCTTTAAATGTACCAGCACCCACCACAGTAACAGTGCTTGCAAAATTTGTAGCACCACCAATACTTACTGCACCACCAATACTAACTGCACCGCTAACAGTAACTGTAGATTCAAACTTAACTGCATCACCAAAAGTTTTATTAGTAAGAGTATCAGTAGTAGATGTTCCTACTATTGTTGCTGTACTAACTGGTAATGTAATAACTAAGTTACCACTGTAAGAAGAATGAGGTGGTGATTGTAGTTGAGCATAGTGAGCGTTACCAGATTCACAATAAAATCTAATATAAGATGGATCAGCAGCACTTGTTCTGAGATCAATAGAGCCACCTGATACAGCTACTGCACCTCCTACTGTAAAGCTGCCTGATACAGATACATTATTTTTAAACGTACCGGCACCCACCACAGTAACTGTAGAAGCAAAGTTAGCAGCACCTCCTATTGATACTGTACTTTGAAGATGTGCTGCACCAACAGCAGTTACTGTAGACCCTAGATGTGCTGCACCAACTACTGTAAGTGTTCCACCAACTAAAACATTATTTACAGATATATTACCTTCTATTGATGTACTAATACCAGTAAGGTTTGAGCCGTCACCATAATATGCACTTGCACATACTCTTGCATTAGTTGCTTGAATATTTGTACCAGCAATGGTTACTGTACTTGCAAAATTTGCAGCACCACCTACACTTAGTGTAGATGCTAATGATACTGCTCCTGCTACTGTAACTGTACTGGCAAAGTTTGCTGCTCCACCTACACTTAGACTAGATGCAAGGCTTACTGCTCCACCCACTGTAACTGTACCAAGTAATCTGGTATTACCACTAACTGATACATCATCTTTAAATGTAGCTGCACCTACAACTGTAACTGTTGACTGAAAACTAGCAGCACCTACTATATTAGATGTACCACTTACAGAAAGATCAGTACCTACATTAATAAATCCTGATACAGAGATGTTTGTTGCAGTGCCAAGTTCAGCTTCTACATTGGTTAGATTTCTACCATCTCCATAATAAAATGCAGCAGTTACGTTGCCAACTACATTTATATTTCCACTTACTGATACATCAGTAGCAAAGTTTGCAATGCCGCCTACACAAACAGAAGAAGCAACATCAAGGCGACCACTGACTGATACATCATTATCAAACTCTGTTTTAGAAGTAAAGGTGGCTGCACCAGCTACATTAAATGTACCACCAACTGTTACGTTATTTTTCAGGGCTGCTACATTTTCTACTGTAACTGTAGATTTAAAAGTAGCTGCACCAACAGCAGTTACAGTGCTTTGAAATTGTGCTGCACCAACTACAGTAACCGTACTGGCAAACTGAGCAGCCCCTGCAACAGACAGACTTGACTGTAGATGTGCCGCACCAGCAACTGTAGCAGTGCCGCCTACATAAAGATTGCCACCTACTGTAGCATTGCTTACTGATATGTTACCAGCAATCGTTGCAGTTACACCACTAAGATTTGAACCATCACCGTAGAAAGCACTGGCACATACTTTGTCATCTACATGAAGATTTCCATCCAGAGATACAGCACCGCCTACACCTAATGCACCAGTAATCTGTACTGCATTGGTAGCTACCTTCAGGGCAGTGTTAACACCATCACCTGTCTGCACTGCTTTCAGGGAAGTATCTACACCAGTATTGCTAGTTGAAGAACTAACAAGTATAATCTGTTTATATGTATTTGATATTAGTTGACTTGTTAAATCGCTCATATTAGATTCCAATACTTATCTGTTGATCCCCATGCCGTACTGGCCTGACTCCATGTAAGATTACGCCCACCTGTATCGGGACGAGGATTAAGAATAGCTGGATTATCTCTTACATCAGGCACATGATTTTGAGGATGGTTCTTCAAATCAAACTGTCCTTCAAAGTCTTCTGGGCATACCAGCATCCCATAACTGTTCATTTGCATTATACGATGTGGATATACAAACCCACATACATCGCACATAGCCAGTGCATTTTTAGTGGTAGCCATTAAATATACCTTAGTCTTGGACGAATAAACATAGAAGCTCTTTCTCTGTCTTCTTCCATTGCTCTCATAAGAAGTTCTTCATAGTTTGCTTTTAACATCATAATTCTATTCTCAGGAACAAGTGGTCGTTTCATTGACATGTAATAAGCAAGACCACATGTAAGGCAGGGCAAAAATCTTTTAGGTAGGTCTGCATTTTGTATAGCAGATTTATTTACATCTTGAAGTTCAGAAATAATTTCCATCTTCAAAATATCTGTAGAATTATCAGGGAGCGGCCAGACAGACATTACAGGATTGTCACGTCCTCTGCGTATAGAATATTGAGTAGGACGACCTGTCTGTGTCTTATTAGGAATTAGAAGGTATTCTTCAGGAGTAACACGATCAAGTTGAATGTCTGTGCTATCTCTATTAAGAACAACTTCTAAAGCATCTATAGTAGAAGAGGAAAGAGAATAAGTTGCAGTGCTGGCCGATACAGTTACACTAGATACAGAAGTACTCCACAGAAGAACACCTCTGTTCTGCCAATCTTTAAGCATAAGATTGATTGATCTACGTGCAGAAGCTGGTTCGTGACCAAGGGTATCTTCACCACCAATCATCTCACTAGCTTCTTGTATAACCTCATCTATGTCAAGGTTAAAGTCATATGTTCCTGATACTGCCATTACGTTCTAAACCTTTTTGTTTTTCGTGCTATCTTTTTGGGCTGCTTCACGAACTGCTTCCCGGCAGCAGTCCCTTTTCTCTTTGCTCTGGTGGTCGCTGCATATTCCTTTGACGACAGGGACTTGATTGCTTTCTCCGGTAAATATCTTTCTCCTGTTTTGCCAGATGGTTTTCCCGACTTGGTTTTCCATTTTTGTTTGCTCCACTTTGAAAGTTTATTAGTAGACTTTTTCTTACCACTATAAGTTCCACCAGAATCTTTGTAGTATTTAACAGCAAGCTGCATAGCTCTGGCAGAGTGCTTACCACCCATCTTTCTCTTTGCTTTAGCCTTTGCCGCTGCCCATTTCTTTGGGTCACGTTTAGTAGCTGTACCGCCTTTCTTACGCTTTATTACGTTTGCCATTGCTACCTCTTGCTTTTTTCATAGCTTCCTTACCTTTTTTAAATATAGAAGCTACTTGAGTTTTACCCATAACTTTAGCACGTTGTTCTCCTACAGTAAGTATTTGTACTTTACGAGCATAAGGCTTATTTATTTTTTTAACCTTTGCCACCGTAGCTCTGGCATCTGCTGGAGTAGCAAACTTTATACTAACTGTATCTTTTGGATTCTCATCAGTATAAAGTCTTCGACCAGAACCTTTAGGCTTTTTACCAGTACCTACTTTAGGATCACGTTTCTTATTCATTATTTTTTATGTATCTTCTGAACTTCAAAGCTTGCTTTCTTTGAAGCACCTTTATGTGCTACATAGCCACCAGTAGGATTCTTCATAAGTTTAAATCCTTTACCGGCTTTCATCCAGTGAAAACCTTTGGGAGCATTTACTGCTTTTTTCATTAACATCTCCATCTTTTGCGAGCTTGTCTTAGTCTGCTATTAGGATTCTTAGCAGCCTTTGGAAACTTCTTCATCTGTCCAGCAGACCTTGCACAGTATGACTTACGTCTTGATGCACGTTTGCCTGTAGGTTTCTTTTCAGTTACAGCAGTCTTTAACTTAGAACCGGGATTCTGCTTACGATATTTAGCAACACCCTTCTTAGTCATACCAGCACCAGACTTGGTAGGACGCTTCATGCCCCTGCCAATCGTAATGCCCTTCATATTACTGGGTTTTCTTTTTTGCTTTACTGCCATATGTATACCTAAACTTTTTTCCTATATAGTTACAAAGACTATTTATATATTCATTAAAATCTTTATAGTCTTCTTTATTAGGTCTAGTAGCTGAATGATCTATTAAAGTATAATCATCATATCCTTCTTGAACAGATTTATTATACTGTTTTAAAAACTCTTTAGTAACCACGCATAGCCTTACCGTAGCCTCTTACCTTACCACCCATACGACGACGAACGGTTGTCATTCTACCGCCCTTTTTCTGACCCATTTCTACAGATTCATCATTATCATAAGCGGATTTAGTGCTGTCTACACCTACAGTACCCATGCCAAAAGGAAGTCTTACTTTTGTTTTTCTTCCCTGCATATCACCAAAGTATTCACTAACACTTTCACTACCCATATTTTTACCAGCCATATTACCACGACCAGTACCAGAACGCACAGGTTTTTTAGGTGCGGGTTTTTTAGGTTTAGCTTCTACTTTAGGTAGTGCAGGTTTTCTTTTAACATCTGCAATAGTAGATTTAGGTCTAGTTGTAGGTTTTGGTTTACTGCCTGTAGTTGCACTAATAGCCGCTAGTCCAGTAGCAACAGGTACAACAGCAGCTTTTAATTTACCGGGCTGCATTCCACCAGAGCCAGCAGCCTTTTTAAGTTTAGCAGCTTCTTTCTCACCCTTTTGAAGTCCTTTTTGTATTTTATTAGGTCTTCCTGCTGCTCTAACACTGGGAGCCGCTTTATCAATATTAGATTTAACATTTGCAGGAGGAGTTTTAGGAGGAGGCGGTGGTTTTTTACCAGCCTTAGTTACAGCCCCTTTTGCACCACCAAGAGTTTTATAAGTTTTATCTCCAACTTTAAAACCGCCTCTAACCTTTGTAATTCCTTTTGGAAGACCTGCTAGTGCAGCACGAGTTGCTTGAACACCCTTTACAAATCCTTTTAGAGCAGGTCCACCTACCATCCAAGACGCTCCTGCTATTGCACTTCTTCGTTTGGCGCTTAACTGATCACCACTTTCTTTTACAAACTCTCCCATAATAGTTTGTAAAGCTTTATTAGGTTTTTGACCTAACATTTCATTTCTTCGTAGTTGGTTTTCTGCCCTACGAACAATTTCTTTTTGTGATCTAGAACCTTGTCCAGCATCACGAAATTTTTTAAGAAGTTCTTGACTCATTTCTTAGTCCTCCACCTTAAAAGCTTTGCCCTGTTCGTAGTCTTCATCAACTACAACATCTTGCGGTGGTCCCTTAACTTGTGGTCCTTTACGTGCAGCGCCATAGCCTTGTCCTGTGGGACGACCTACAATCTCATCAAGGTTATGGGGCCGTTTGATTAGTGTATGTGGTCCCTGCATCTAACTTCTCCTTTTACGTTTTTTACGTTGTGCCTCGCTAAGTGCGATGGCTATAGCTTGTTTACGTTTCTTAACTTTTCTACCAGAGCTACTTTTAAGTTTGCCCTTCTTATATTCCCCCATAACTTTCTTAACTTTACCGGGGCGAGTAATCTGTTTTCCTATAGAGGAACGACTAGTTGTCATAGCAAGCCTTTACAAGGTCTTGTCCACTCATATTATTTTTAATAACCTTACCACCATGCTTACGTTTATAAACTTGACCACCACCCATTTTCTTTTTCTTTGGTCCTTCTGCATCTGTTGAAGCAGTATCCATACCTGATTGATTAGGAATGCCCATTTTAATTTCTATTTCTCTATTAGAAAGACCTTTAGTATAATCTGCTGGTAGTTTAGCTTGATTATTATTAGAAGTAGAAAGTTTATTCTTTCCCTTGAGAGCATCTTCTATTGAACCACCACTCTCAAGAGCTATAGTTGTATAGCCCATATCTATATCTTTATTTTTTTGTTTACGCTTTCTTTGCTGACCAATAGTTTCATTCTTTTTTATAGTATCTCTATTAGCTTCTTCTGATCTTTTATTAGCAGCGTTTGCAGCTTTATCTATTTTTTTCTTATTTGCAGCAGATTGTATCTGACCCCTGCTTGTTGGTTTTGTTTTTACTTTGGGAGGATTTATTTTGCCTCTACCACCCTTAACATCAGACTTAACTTGTGTTACTCTCCTAGTACCTTTATTTGGTCCTGACATTACAATCGCACCAGTGCCGTATGGATAAAATAATTCTTCTTTCAAATTAGCTTGTCTAGGTTTACTATAAACCATTTCTCCCGGCTTATCGCCCTTTGTTAAATATCTTTGACTACCCATAAATTTAGTTTTTCCAGCACGACCTTCTTTCAATTCTTTTGCGGTAGGTTGTCTCATTTTTTTATTAGCCATTAGCTTGCTCCTTGTATAACTGTGTTAGGTCCACCAGCAGGAGAGCCAGCAA